TCAACAGAATCTAGCTGCTTCTATGGAAAACATGAAAGCTAGTTTGGGTGCTTCTTTGACTAGACCTTTCGCTAAACTCTTGCAAAGCATACAACTTTTAGTAGATGTTATGGGTAATATTTTGAGTGGAGTTTTTAGTGGTTTTGCTAATGAAATGACGGTTCTTGCGCCAATGCTAGTTGAATTGGCTAAATTGGTATTGAATGTGGTTCAGGCAATTTTACCTTTTTCTCAGTCTCTTATGCAGATGGTTGCACTAGCTCTCGTACCAGTAAATAGAATCTTACAGTTCTTAGGAACAATACTTACAGGTCTTATACCTTTATTTAAGGCTTTAGGGCTAGTATTTTATGGTTTGACACCACTAATTATGATGGTTAGTTTTGTTGTAGATCAGGTAGTCAAGGGTTTTGAAATGCTCTTTGGCTGGCTTGGATCTTTTCCTTTGATTAATGCTATTTTCAAAAGTTTTGGCACTGGTATAGATAAACTTACTGGTCAGTTCAAGGGTTTAACTGATGTAACAGATAAGACTACAACTTCACAAAATAAATTAACTCAAGTTTTATCTAAACGATTACCTAAAGTAAATATTGATACTGGTACTTCAGGAAAAACTGATACTGCGACAGTTTTAGAAAATGCTGCTAGTTCTATTGCTACTTCTGTTAAAGAAATTGTTTCTTCTTTAAAATCTTTGGGTCAGACAAAAAAAAGTATGGGAGATTTCGAGAAGGAAGTTACCGACATTTTTGACAAAGTTGATGCAACTTTAGGTTCTTCTTTGAAAAATGGTTTTCTTGGCAGACGTGGCGTTGAAACTTTGAAAAATTTTGCTAATAAGGAAAAGAAAATTCTTCTTGATGTTGCTATGCAAAGAGATTTACTTTCTAGGCAGATTGCTAAAGCTACTGAAGTTCAATCTGCTTTGATGGATTCAGCAAATATTACTAATGCCTTAGATGCAACTTCTAATTCTATTGTTGAGAGCATCGTTTATTTGGATCGTCAGTTTAAGGTTGTTGCTTCGGGTGTTTCTAATACTTCTAATGATTTAGTTGGTGCTTTCCGTAAAAATCTTGAGAAAATTCGTACTTTTTACAAAAATTTAAATTCTTTAAGTAAAAGTAATCTTGATGCTGGTCTTATAGATCAGATTGCTTCTGCTGGGGTTGATGCTGGTAATGCTACTGCTGAACAGATTATTAGTTCAGGTCAGACTGGTATTGATGCTTTGAATCAGATTTATAAAGACATCAAAGCTACGGCTGGTAATGCTGGTGCAGTTGTTGGTTCTTCTATGACTCAGGCAGGGCAAGACATTGGTAATGGATTAATTGATGGATTGAAAGCTACTGAAACACAGTTGGCTGATTTAGCATCTACTTTGGCTGCGACTTTTGCCGATAAATTTAAATCTGCTATGCAATCTGGTTTAGCTAGTATGCAAGCTTTTCAGTCCACGCAAGAGAAACTTATTTTAGCTCCTAAAGGTACAAGTGTTTGGAGTCCAGTCGGTACATCAAAAATCTATGGTGATAATCCACAATTTATGTATAAAGGTACTGAAGCTAGTAAGGGTGGTAGGATGCAAGGTATTTTACCTGCCCTTGGATTACCTAATTCTAAGACAGATGTAAATGTTCCTATTGCCTCAATTAGAAATCCGTATAGATTTGATAACCCTTATTATCAAAGTTTTCAAGACAAAATTTTATTGGGTGGTCAATATAATGTTGTTGTTAAAGTTGATCCTACTGCTAATGCTGTTCAGGTTGGTGAAGCTATTACTAAGGCTATTGCAGCTTATGAAAAATCTGCTGGTACAAGGTGGAGAAAGAATCCATAGATGGCAATAAATAGGTCAACTGTTACTTTAACTAACTCTGCTGGAACATGGAACATTACTGACTATGTTTTGAGTGTAAACATTAGTGTCGGTAAGTCTAGACAACTTGATACTTATCAACCTGGAAACATAACTGTAGTTTTAAAAAACTTTAATCGTGAGTTTGATCCACTAAATACGAGTTCTAGTTTTTATGGTTCTGTTTTGCCTAGAAACACAGACATTTATGTTACGTTGGCTGGTGGTGGCACTAAAATCTTCGAGGGTGTAATAGACGATTTTAGTTTTGACTATAACGTTTCTTCTGAATCTACTGTAACTATCGCTGGATCAGAATATAGTTCTTTATTTGCTAACCAGACACTTCTCTCAACAAGTTTTCCTCAACAGTATAGTGGCGCTCGTGCGATAGCTGTATTGCAAGATACTGGTGTAGCCTATTCTACGGCTGTTGGGGCTTATGTCATTGGTAATGGTACACAACTATTAGATGCCGATACGACACCAAAAGGTACTAATGCTTTAGATTATTTGAAAAACATTGAAGTATCCGAGCAAGGTAATTTTTACTATAACCAAGATGGAACTTTATGGTTTGATGATAATAATTACAGTATTACGTCTCCAGTAAATTTTCTTTTCAGCGATGATGGCACAGCAGGAACTTATCCTTACACGAGTATTGACATTAGTTATAGTTCACAACTTTTATACAATCAAATTACACTAGCTTCTAACGATAATATAGGTAATCGTACTGTTACATCTCCAAGTTCAATAACTACTTATAGGACATCACAGTTGACTGTTGATGGTGTTCTTTATAATGACAGTACTCGATTAGATAATTTGGGTGCATATTATCTAAGTCAGTATGCACAACCTGAATACCGTATAAATTCAGTTAGAGTAAATTTTGCTGGCTTATCCGATGCTCAACAAAATGCTTTTGCCACTTATGCAACAGATCTAAACTATTTTTGTAAAGTTAGATTTAAACCTAATAACATTGGTACAGCTATTGATAAGTATGTGAAAGTTATTGGTTTAGAGCATAGTATTATGCCTAGTGGGCATGAGATTACTTTTATGTTTGAAAGTATTAGGATTCCTAAGCTTGTTTTGGATGATTCTGAGTTTGGTAAACTGGATACTAATCAGTTGGGTTTGTAAGGAGATTAGATGACGGCAACAACTGTTTTTACTGCTGGACAGGTATTGAGTGCTTCAGCGTTGAATGGTAACTTTTCTAAACTTGCCAATGCTCAGGCTGCTGGTACTGCTACGGCTACTACTGGCTTATTGGCAGGTGGAGCTACCGTTGTTTTAAATATTACATATCCATCCAGTCGTTTTACTGTTCCACCTATTCTTGCTTTAACAACTACAAGTCCAAGGTATGTTTGTGGTGTCACTACAAATACTGCTGGGTCTGCAACTATAACTGTTTTGAATGTTACTGGTACAACTGGTTATGATGCAACGCTTTATTATCAGGCAGTTCAAATGGGTACAGCATCGGCGGCTGGCTAATGACTGATGTAAAACGACCTAATAATAGTGAACTTTTACAGAGAATTGTTGATGACATGTCGATAATTAAAACTGATATTGCTGTAATTAAAAAGGATGTAACTATTCAGTCAGATCTGGTTTTAGACCATGAAGCTCGTATTCGTGAGTTGGAGAAGGCTCGCTGGAAGTCGGCTTGGTTGACTGGTCTTTTATCTGCTGTTCTTACTTCTTCTATTGTTGCTTTAGTTATTAGATTGGTTAATTAGTTATGTCTGCTGTTTATTTTGAGCCTTTTAGCCCTAAACTTCGTGGGGATGAATTTGGTAACCTTGCTCCTTACCGTAATGGTAGACCGCATAGAGGTCAAGACTGGCATCCAGCAGAGAAGTCACCAATTCACGCTATAACTGATGGCACAATTTTTCTAAACGAATGGTCTGATGTTCTCGGATGGTTTATTGTTCACAGTGCAAAAGATGGAATGTTCGTGCTTTATGCTCACTTGGCTAAACAATCTGACTTGAAGAAGGATGACAAGGTTGTTGGTGGCAAGACTGTTATTGGTTTAGTTGGCGGCGGAAAGAACACGCCTAGCGGATCAGCTAGCACAGGCGCACATTTACATTTGAGTATCAGTAAGGCTAATAAGTCTTGGAGCAACCCTGGAATTCATTTAGTTGCCTATGAGCAACTCGTTGATCCTCTAAAACACATTCTTGCGAACACAGGTAAATAATGAAAAATAGATTA